GGGGGGAAACGACCACTTTTAGACACTTTCTTCTGTTTTCTTCGTTTTCTTCTTAGTAGGAACAAGTTCTTCTGCTTGTTCTCTTAAGGACTTTGCTTCCTTAAAAAGTGCATCTGCTTGTGAACGATACTGTGCGGCCAACTGCTCGTCTGTAAGTACACCATCACTGGCTGCAACTGGTGCTGTTTCTTCTGTATACAACGCAGCCGCATCTACTGCACCTTCCGGTGCTGGAGCAGTTGACGGTGTTGTACGCATTGCTAAATCGCCTACAGTAACACCTTTCTGTTGTGCAATTATTTCGTTAAGCTCAGAGAGTTTAATAGTAGTATTTGCGTTAGGTGTCATTTCTACGTCTGCTGTAGGAACTTTGCGCATCTTACCTGTTGTATGGAAGCCTGCAAGCATGTTGCGTCCGTCGGGCAAGTATGCACGAGCCATTGCTACTGCAAATTCTTCTGCTTCTTGTCCAGCGGCAGATTCAACAGCTCTCATTAGAGCATCGTGTTCGTCTGCTGATAAATTTTCTGTAGTGATAACTACGCAGTTCTCTGGTTCATCTGGAACTACGCGATATGCAACTACAACTTTTCTTCTATTTGCGGCAATTCTACCGACATGTTTTAGTGCCATATTACGCTCCTTGTTGTGGCTGTGCCTTGGCTACTGCATCTAGGAATGTTTCTAGTTTTGCGTATGTTTGACCAACCGTCATCATTTCATTCGGTTTAAATGCACCACGCTGACTTGCAACATCAATAATTGATTTTAAGTTCTGCAAATCCTGTACAGTTAAATCCGGACCTTGTTGTGTAGGTGCTTCAGGTGCAGTTGCAGCCTCTGGTGCGGCTGTTGCTTCGGAAACTTTTTTCTCGTCGCTCATATTTTTTAAACTCCTTACGTTATATATATGCGTACTTTATTTAATTATATTTCAAATGTGGACACGCCAACATGAAATAACTCATGTCTTTGTTCTCTTCAAACCCTACTGTAACAACATTAACCATTTTTCTTTGGTCGTCTAGTGTTACATTACGGCTTAAATAGAACCTTTTCTTACAGTTCTTTTTAATCCACTTAGCAATACTTTGCTCCATATTGTAAGTATAGGGTAAATTAATATATTCAAAGTGAGGTGGTGCTGATTTTACCTGCCTCACGTTAAAAACGTTTAATGGATTTGGTTCTTTTCTATGCAGCATGTTCTTCATAGTGTGCAGTTATACCAAATGGTGCTTGTGTGTTTTTGTCATGATGTGAATGTAGCACAAAGATAGTATCACAGTAAGAGTCATCACCCCAACTATCCCAAGCATAACCGTCTGTGAACATGATAAACTTTTTAGGAATAATGTCGTTGTCTTTCATATATTCCCAGTTACACATGAAGTCGGTGCCACCACCACCCATAATTTCATAATCACTAAGATCATCGCCGCTATCTGCGCTGTAATCTTGTTCGTTATAAACTTTAGTGTCAAAACACCAAATTTTAACATTGTAGTCTTTGAACTCGTCCATAATACCTTTGACTTCACTCAAAAACACTTTTGCCTGTTCGTCGCCAATTGACCCTGACATATCTAATGATACGCAAATATCAATCTGTTGTGCAAAGTTTTGTCCAGGCAGGATAGCACCAGTGTGCCAACCTTTGCGTGAAGGACGACTAAATGTAAAATCATGTCTAATAGTAGACTGAATCTGTTGGCGCAGTATTTCACGCCAGTTCATTTTAGGTTCTGTAAGTTCTTTGATCATACGTTCGACACCTGCAGGAACATTACCAGCACCAGCAGTTTGTGCCGCTGAGATCATATTTTCTTTAATCTCGTCACGAATTTTACGTAGATCTTCTTTAGAATATTTAGGACGTTTTTTGCTAACTTTGTTGCCGTTTGAATCTTCGCCTTCGGAACCACTGTCGCCTTCGCCTTCGTTATCGCCCCAATCAAGGTGTTCGTCTAAAAGTTCACCTAGTTGTTTTAATTGTTCTTCGTCATACTTGCCAAAAATGTCGTCGTATACTGCTTCAGAAGTCCAGTTTTCGTATTTGAAATCTTGGAAGCAGTCAACAAGTTTAGGCATTTCACCAATACGATCACGAACAAGTGTATTGTTCACAATGTAGTCAGCGGCAATATTATAAATTTGTGGGTCGCGATCTTCTCTGCGTTCTAAGTGATCAAATACACAGTGTAAGATCTCGTGTGCAATAACGAACTCAATTTCTTTGTTCGACATTGCATTAAAAAATTGTGTGTTGAAGTATAAATTACGACCGTCTACAGCCGCAGTAGGACACCAATCATCTGCAGACATAATACGTAAACGAGTTGCCATGTTGCCAAAAAATGGATGACGAAGTAGCAAGCCTACTCGTGCAACAATAATACGGTCGAGTACTTCGACTCGCATTTCTTCTAATTGTTCGGGAGTAATGTTGGGGTCCGGAGTCCAACTTGTTTTGCTCATATCTGACATTGTGCTACGTGTCCTTCTCTAACATTATGTATATATTATAGCAATATTTACTCAGTTTGTCAACCAGAAAATAAGAGTGGGTCCAAAAGAACCCACTCTTTTCTCACATTATACTGCTTGTGCAGCCTTAATGTATTTTCCGAAACGATCGTGAAACTCATCAAAGCATTCCACCTCGTCTGGATCGATGGGCAATTCGTATTGTGTAAGGGCAAGTTTGATACCCATTACAACAAGTTCAGTATCGAAATTATCCATCGCAAACCGCAGGAAGTTGTTGACTTTGTCATCAAACTTTTTATCACCTTTGTCTGATGCATCTTTCAACTCATAGCAAAGAGAAACAGTAAGGGAATACATAGCACTGATTTCTTTAGTCTGCATCTCTTTCACTTTGCCTGCGAGAATGTCAGTTGGGTTAGGCATGCTCGATGCAACTTTGCGGTGAGCCATAAACTTGACAGCCAAACCTTCACCAACCGAACCTGATACAAGATCCGTTGTAGTTTCTTCGTCGTGGTCTTCGTCTTCAATCAGTTCAGAAACAAAAGACCACGAACGAGGTGTTGCAAAAGAACGGCTCGGTGACTTTGGATCAAAGTCGTATAAGTCTTTCTTAGCAAACGTTAAGTAACCTACAACATCCTTGTGAATGTTGTTGTTAACTGCCCACTGAAACCAGTCGTCAAAGTCAACTGTCATTTCTAAGTGAACAAAACGGTTAGCCAACGGAGCAGGCATTCTGTAAGTAACACCTTTGTCTGCTTCGCGGTTACCTGCCGCAACAATAAGAACGTTGTCGGGCAGTACATATTGTCCAACCTTACGATTGAGAATCAACTGGTACGCAGCCGCTTGTACTGCTGGCGCTGCCGAGTTCATCTCATCGAGGAACAAGATAATCCATTTATGTTTTGCAGCCAATTCCTCTGTAGGAAGTTCTGCAGGCGCCGCCCACACCATTTTGTTATCGTTAGCCGCATAATAAGGAATACCCTTAATATCTGTTGGCTCCCAAAGTGACAAACGAATGTCAATTACGTGGGCCTCCATATAATCACCAATTTGGTGAATAATGTCTGATTTACCAATACCTGGAGGACCCCACAGGAAGATTGGACGCTTTTTAGCAAAAGCTCGTTGAATTGATTTTTTAGCCTTGTTAGGCGTTACAGTGCGTAGTGCTGAACTTTCCATTTGTATTACCCTTCTTAGTCATCAGTGCTTAATTTCTAACTATGTATATATAATAGCATCACTACAGCAAAAGTCAACCTTTTTATGCGAAAAGATTCTCTTTTAAATCAATAACTTAGGATTTTTCTTGTCTTTTCATGGCTTTTGTTAAGCCATATTTGCGTAAATCACCACTAAAAAGTGTAAGTTCGACCGCTTTCTTTTCGTTCGTTACAGTAATACTTCTGTTTGTAAGATAATAAGGACAATCAATAAACTGGTCTAAAAATATTATTACTTGCGTTGTGAGTGGCATGTCTTTTGGGTAGGGTATATCATATGTAGCAAGATCTATTTGTTGTAAGATATTATAACCTTCTTCTGTAAGCCTTAATCCGCCTGATCCTTTACTACGAGTGTTTTGCCACCAAAGTGGCATGTACTGTTTAACATTAGTGTCAGAAGTTGCTTTTCCTAGTTCTTTTAAAAAGACCTTAGTATAAGTTTCTTTCCAACTCATTCTTCTTCATTCACTTGTTCACCAGACGTCAGTTTAACCACAGTAAAATCCTGTGTGTTAAACATTTGGTTTAATTTTTCTGATAGATTAAATGCGTGTCCTGGATTAGAAAAACTTGTTTTCTTATATTTTGGGCCGGGATAGTTTGTTAACGCATTTGAACTTTTTAGATTAAAAGGTTTTTGTTGATAAAATACTGCCCATATGGCATCGGCTTCCAAAACCTGTTCGGCACGATATGTTTTGCTATCTACATATTCTAAAAGTATATTTGGCTTTGGTCTACTCATATACGTAATTCCTTAATTAACTACGTATATATTTATCTTTTTAACCGAGTAGTTAACCCCAGCCGTTGCCTTGGTCTAATTTAATTTCTATAGTTTGGTTATCTTGTTGAGACGCAACAAGTTTTTCAAGATCGCCGTGTAATCTTCCCATTACAATACCAAGTGTAAATGCAAGATTCTTAGCATTTTGAATGTCAATACGTAATTCTTTTGCTCTACTTGCCTCGGCATTTTTTACTGCTTGTATAAAACGCTCTATTTCTTTTGTGTTAAGAGGTTCCATTATTTGCCTTGCTTAATGCCGTTTTCATTTCTAGTTCAGTTTTAAACGGACCTTGACTTTCGTAACGTTCAATAGTAATTAGTTTAGGACAAAAACTTTTGACCCAACCTTTGTCAAAATGAATAATATAGTAACCTGCACAATACAAACTTTTTGACTTCTCGCTCTTAGTAAATAACGGAAGTCTGCGTTTTACATCATACATTTCATTAAACGGTTGTACACTAGTATTAAATCCATGAACTTCATAAGATTTTTCTGTACTTTCGATGTTTGTAGTTGCTTCGCCCCATTCGATGTTAACACCGAACTTACGTTTCATCTGGCGTGTATTATCAAAAAAGCAAGTTTCTACTGCACTTGCAAACATATAGCGTTCATCATTGTAGGACATTGTTCCTACTTTTTCACCGTTGTTTTCAACGATCCAAAATTTATCTTTTAAAACTGGTTTTGCTCTAAGTGTCACTGTGGGTACCTCGCTTGTAGCGGTTCTGCAAAAGTTGCTGCTTGATCTGCAACTCGTTGTAAATCCCATTTTGCACAAAACTTCATAAGTCTCATGCCTACTTGTGAAATGGATTTAGGCTCAACTTCTGCTATGGTATTATTAATTATCTCTTTTATATCTGCTGGTTGTGCAGATAAATCACACAATACAACGTTACGATTGTAGTCATCTAACACACGATGTTCTTCACCATTATGATCTACCCAACGCTGTAGCATCATGTTATTCCAATTATAGCCTTTTGTATTCTTATCTTCAAATGCTTCGATAAGACCGACTTTGTTCTTTGTGCCTTTCTTGCGTACACCTGGATAAGCACTAAACACGTTGTCACTAGTGTCACCACGCATACACTTTTCAAACAACATAAACGCAGGATCCGGAGCAGGCTTAGGTTCGCCTGTTTTCTTGTCTACAACAGGCTTACCTTTGTCTGTAAAATAACCTTCATGTGTAATAGTAGTGTTGCTAACACCATTGTATTGACGTACATTAGGAGCAATGAGCTG